TTACCCGATATGCCACCAGGGCTTTTTGGGCGTCAGGAGCGCCTTGACCTGGGCCGCGCGCTGGTCGCAGGCCGCCGTGATCGCGATCACGTCCGACGTGCGCTGGTTGGCCTGGTCGAGCCTGGCCGTCTGGCCATCCAGGGCGACCGCCAGGCCGCCGACCGTGGGCGCCGGCAGGGCGACGCCCTTAATCGGCTGGTGGTAGCTCTTTGGAATGAGCGGGCTGCACTGCAGGGCAGCCAGGATCTCCGGCGTAGGCGTCGTACCGGCACAGGCCGGCAACGAGAGTAGAATCAAGGCCGGGATCAACAGCCTGAGCGGCCCCCGGGGCGGATTGAAGCGCACTGGCGTTCTCCTGTTGAACATGGATGGTGAGGTCCTGCTTGGCCGCGCCCCGATCGACGATCTTGGACGCATCGCCCTGGGCGGCGGACTGGCCTTGAGTGACCGTGTCCCTGGCGTTGGCGGCGGCCAGAGCGGCCTGGTCGGCGGCATGCTCCGCCTCGAGGTGGTGGACGAAGAGAAAGGCCGCGCCAACCGCCCCCACCCCGCCCACGGCGGCCAGGACAGGCCAGACGAGGCTGGCCAAGGATATGGCGGTCTTCACCTCCGCAGCGCCGGGAATGACGGCTTCGGCGGCGTCGACGATCGCGTTCATGGTGGTCTCCAGACATCAAAACGGCCGCCCGGGTTGCGGGCGGCCGCGCGGGGTTGATTAGGCCGGCCGCGCCAAGGCGGCCTTGGGTCAGAGGTCTTTTTTGACCTCGGAGACGGCGGTCTCGGCGGCCGTCTCAGCCTTGGCGAACAGGGGCGCGAGGGTGGCGTGGGCGGCCACGCCGATCGCGACGCCGGCAGCGACGAGGAAGAGATCGAGGATCATGGTGAGCATCCTTTGCGCGGCGATCGGCGGCCGCGACGCCATCGGCCCAGGCGGGGCGGATTGAGGGTCGACTCGCCGGCGTCAGGCGGCCGCGGCGTCGGCCAGGGCCAGGGCCTCGACCTTGGCCACGCGGGCCAGCCAGCCCTTGCCGAACGTCGGAAAGTCGGCCAGGGCGCGGTAGCGCCGGTCGCGCGCCTCGGCGAAGGCGTCGATCACAACGGCAGGCTTGGCGGCGGCGATGGCGGCCAGGGTGGCCGGGCCGAGATGGCCATCGGCGACGACGCCGGCGGCGCGCTGGAGCATGACCCTGGCCACGCCGACGCCCATGTTCACTGCCGTGTCGAACACGATCAGGTCGAGCCCGGCCGGCAGATCATCGGCGCGCACAGGGTCCCAATATCCCGTGCGGTAGATCGGCGCGACCGTGGCCGGGGTCAGAGCCTTGACGTCGGCGACCGTCGCCGGCCGGCCGAGATGCTGGCCGAGATGCTGGCCGAGCACGCCGATCGTCACGCCCAGGCTGGTCGCGCCGCCAGGATCCTTGGGGTTATCGACGAAGCCGCCCTCCATCCGGAGGATCACGTCGAGGCAGCGCGAGAATCGGTCGGGGGTGGCCATGGCGTCAGTCCTGGCGGCTTTCGCCGTAGCGGCCGGGCTTGATGCGGCCGGTGATCAGGCTCTTCACGTCGCCGCGCACCTCTTCCACCAGCTGGCGGACCTGGTCCCAGGCGCTGATGGCCTTGTCGTGCTCGGCCTGGCCGCGCTGGAGATCGGTGATGGCCGTCTCGGCGGCGGTCAGGCGCTGGGAGTGGCGGCCGGCGTTGTAGATCAGCAGGAACATGCCGCCCAGAAGCGACACGAGCACGGCGGCGCAGGCCGCCCCGGCGGCCACGGAGGCAGCGTTCATGGTCGATCTCCTTGAACAGGGCCCGGGTCGGTCGGGCCGGAACCCTGGTGTTCGAACTTCACCCCGCCCGCGCCAGCCTCGATCGTCTCGGTCCCGAGCCAGGGCGAGGCGAAGGACAGGGCGATGAGGCCGGGGATCACCAGCAGCAGGAACAAGGCCACGCCGACGTAGAAGAACGCCGGCTGCGGCGGGGGGCGGAAACAGAACATCGCCAGGACGAAGGCGGCCAGGCCATAGGCCATGACGACGATGATCAGGATCGTGCGCTCGGACGCCGGCGTCGGGCGCGTGACGGTGCTGGCGGGGGTGGTGCGGGTCTGCAGGTCGCTGGTCCTGGTTGGGATGTCGGTCATGAGGCGCGCCCTAGCTCACCAGCGCCAGCAGCGCCTTGCCCATCGCGAGGCCGATCTTCTGGGCCAGGCGCTGGTGGCCGATGTCGGTGGGGTGCGTGCCGTCCGAACTAACGTCGTTGTCGCCATTGCCGGAGCCCGTCGTGGCCCCCGCGTAGCCCGTGCCGGTCTGCCAGGGCGCGACGCCCTGCGAATTGTCGAGGTAGATCACCCTGGGATCGCCGACCGCCGCGACGCCGGCCTTCACCGCCGCATAGCGGCTCACGCTGGTCTGGCCGTTGTGCACGAACTGAGGGCCGCTGCACACGATCAGGGCCGTGGGCTGCACCGCGATGATGGCTTGGATCAGGGCCGTGACGCCGGCCTGGACCGTAGCGTCCGATGCCGCGAAGTCATTGATCGAGCACGGCCACAGAAACACCAGATCGAGGTTGCCGACCAGGGATGGGGCCAGATTCCCCCAAGCCACGCGCTGACCGAAGCTGTTGAAGGTTCCAGCCGTGGTCACGCCCGAACTGGCCTGACCGTTCGAAATAATACGCGGCGCGCCGATGGTCTCGCCCAGCTTGTAGACGTAGGAATTGCAGACCGGATAGGTGCAGCCGACGCCCTCGCCGTAGCTGTCCGTGATCACCAGCGCGCGCACCTCGTCGGGATAGACCGCCGCCTCCAGCACGGCGGTGGCCTCGATATTGAAGCCGCGCACCCACACCTGTTTGTGAAACCGGAACTCCCACTGCTTCATGCCGTGCGACCCGGAGTCGAGCTGGTAGTAGCGGAAATTCTGTCCGCCCGCGAAGTCCGCCGCCTGGGCGCGCAGCTTGATCCCCGTGGTCAAATCGGTGATGTATACCTGCATGGCGTCGTTGGGAAAGGTCGCATAGGCCCCATTGGCCATGCAGACGTCCACCGTCTCGCTGTCGGTGATGAAGGCGAGGCCGAGGCCGTTCGTCCCGCCAGAAACCGCCGAATACAGGGCCGGGGAGCCCAGGGTGCGCGAGATGAAGGCCCCGTTATAACCGTTGGTCGGGTTGGCCAGGTCTTGCGCCCAGACGCCCGAGACCTGGGTGATCCGGTAGTCGAGCGGATGAATGTTCGGGCCATAGCTGTGCCAGGCCTGGGCCGCGATCTTGGTCAAGGCGCAGATGATGGTCGCGCCCGATCCCGTGCCGCCCATGGTGGCCACGGGGGTGCTGGCCGGCAGGGTGGTGTAGTCGCCGGGATCGACCGTCAGGGCCGCGCTGATCGAGCCGCCCGCGCCGATGGCGTTCACATAGAACTTGGCCGGACGGGTCTTGTACGTCCCGCCCACGGCCGTGATGAAGTCGCCCACCACATAGCCGCTCCCGGCCGCGCCAATATTCGCGCCGGGGAATTGGGTTCCCGCGCCGGAGATCCCGGACGTAGTGAAGGGGCCGGTATAGGTCGGGGCCGTGCCCATCACGCCGATGGGTTGCGACCGGGCGATCCCGCGCAGGATCTTCCAGGCCTGCACCTTCACGTAGCTGTTGATCGGCGTCGGGACGGACGAGACAGCGAGACCCCGCGCGACGGGGTCGATCTGGGCCTGGGCCAGATGCGGCAGGGCGAGCGCTCCGAGGGCGGCGGCGCCCATCAGCAACTCGCGGCGACGGGTAAGGCTCATTGGCTCATCCTCACGGCCAGCGAGCCCGAGGTGAAGGACCCCAGCTGGGCGCCGCAGTCCACGCGGTAGGGAACCGAAGCCTGGCTTTCGACCACGTCTTCGGAGACGTTGGCCGAGGCGGTGAAATTCCACTGGTAGAGGGTGGTGGTGATCCCATTGGCCGTGACCGTGATCGGCACCCAGGTCGCGCCGTCGAGCTGCCGCTCCAGGGTGCAGGCGGCGGCCACGGTTCCGGCGAGCTGAACGTGGAACGCTCGGCCGGCCAGGGGGGTGAACGCGCCCGAGGCGGCGGCGCTGGTGATCGTCGCCGTGACGGCCGCCACGCCTGAGGCGCCGAGCGGGAGGGTCGAGGCGCCCATACCCTGCTGGCGCGCGCCCGAGGCGTCGATATAGGTCCCCACACTGGGCTGAGCGTGCGCCAGGGCGCCAGCCATCGATAGCCCGAGCGCAAGCGCCGAGGCTCGCCTGAAGCGATACATCGCAATCTCCATTGGAATGAGGGTCAGGTCGTGGAGTCGGTGACGAGGCCGAGGGCGGCCAGGGCGCTCATCAGGCTGGCCAGGGCCGCGTTGCCGCCCTTGGCCCCCGTCACATTGGGCTTGGCGACCAGAGACGCACCATAGAAGCCGAGCGTGCCGGGGTTGTAGGCGACCGCGCCGGTGGCGCTGGTAAAGGTCAGGGTCAGGCCGGTGGCGATGGTGTAGCTGAGCGTCGAGCCGCCCGAGCCCGCGGCGGTAAAGGCGCCGTTGGCGGCGGCATAGGCGCCCGTGCCGGTCAGGCCGCTGACGGTGAAGGGGCCGCCGTAGGCCAGGTTCACCGGCGAGGCCAGGGTCAGGGTCACCAGGCCGGTCGTGGCGTTATAGCTGGCCGAGACGACGGCGATGGTTGCGGCGGTCGCGCCCCAGGCGACCGCGTTGGTGTTCACGATCCCCGCATTCTGCGCCCCGCCGGTCAGGGTCGCGGCGCCCCAGCTGGCCACCGAGCTGGCGGCGGTGGTGGCGATGGCGTTGCCGGCCGCGCCGCCGTAGGCCGCCGTGACGGTCAGGGTCGTGGCGCCGGCCGCCGCGACGACCGAGGCGATCCGGGTGGTGCGCCAGCTGTAGTCCGTGCCGCGCACGCCGAGATTGTTCCGAGCGCCGGCCACGTAGTTGTAGACGTCGACCGCATTGGCCAGGTTGGCCAGGGACAGGGCGAGGGTCGAGCCGATCTGCACGTCGCCGTCGGCGCCGGGCGTGGCCAGGGCCGCGCGCATGACCATGGTCTTGGTCCCGATGACGATTCGATCGCCATCGTGGAAATTGGCGGTCGCGGTCAGGACGCCCGCGGCCTTGGCCGTAGTGTCGTCGGCATAGACCAGGGAGCCCTGGCCAAAGCCCGCGACCAGCTGCAGGGCGGGGTACTGGCTGTTGGGGCCGTTGACACCCAATCCGACGGCGTAGTTATTGCCCAGCATTCCCCAAAACGACCGCTGGCCGTAGGGCGCGATGAACTCGCGCGGCATGCATTGGGAGCCGTTAATTTCAATGTAATTGGGGGTGCCGGACGGATCGTAGCCGGTTCCGACGAATTCAACCCACTCGTCCGTATAGACGCCGTTGTCGTTTTCAAACCCCGACGCCCGAATATCGAAATGGTTGTCGCTAGGCCAATAGCCGCCGGACTTGGTCAGGCGGACGATCTTCTGCACATCCGGCGATGTCGTGCGGTCCACACTGCACTTGACGATGAACTTGTTGTGCTGGCAATTGCCCGTAACGTCGAACGCCGCCAGGTCGTAGGCCTGGGGCTCGGGGCCGCCCTGCCAATCGATCGTGCCGATGAAGGTGTTGTCGCCGGCGTTATAGAGTTGGACCAGGGGTCCGTAGCTGTCCTGGATTTCCCCGTTGATAATAGCGCCGCCGTTTTCGTAAAGGTGCACGCCAGCCATGTGGCCGGCAATGCCGCGAAAGCCGTTGAACCACGCCTTCATCGGCATCATCCGGAAGTTCGCGCCATTGCCGTAGCAAAGCAGTCCCTCCAGACCGCTCGGACCGCAATCGATCCCGATATACATGCCGTCATAGGAATTCAGGCAGAACGACCGGCCGCCAACATTGTTGATATGGATGTTCTGGACGGTATTGAGGCCGTTGCCCTCAAGATAGACGCCGTCGCCGCCGAAATTGCTGATTTCCAGGTTGGAGATCCGGCCGCGCGGCTCCTGAGAGCCCAGCACGGAATCGGCCTCATAGGCCGCGTCGTCGATGCCCGCAAACTGGCTGATGATGTAGACGGCCGCCTGGCCGACCGTCACGGCGCCATGGTCGGGATACCAGACCGCGGGGTAAGAGACGCCGCCGACCACGACCGGCGAGGTATTGGGCCAGTTCGACAGGTACTGGAACAGGGCCGGGTCGCTCTCGGGATTCGAGGCGTAGGGCGCGGCGCCGTAGGACCACCCGCCGTCCAGCTTGAAGCCGTCGAACAGGAAGTCCGTGGCGTAGGGGCTGTCGAGCTGGACGAAGGGCGTGGTCGAGCCGGCGCGTTGGCGCAGGATCACGGACCCCGGCTGGCAGAAAAAGCCTCCCCGGCTGGTCAGGGTGGGGGACAACAGGGTGTAGTCGCCCGCCGGAATCATCACCTTCAGCCCGGCGCCCGCGCCGGCGGTGTAGGCGTTGACCATGGCCGTGTAGGCGGCGTCGACGGCCGCCTGGATGTCTACCCTGGCAACAGTCAGGTCGATGCCCAGCGGCGCGGCGAAGGTTTCCAGGCCCACGATGCGCGAGGAGCCGATCGAGGCCATGGCGGCCTGAGGCGTCGCCGCGCCGAGAAGCTGGACCCCGACGATGCCGCCCTGGAAGCTGAACTCCGCCTCGATGAAGGGCAGCGCGGTCGTGCCGATCGTCAGCGTGGTCGGCTCGGCGAGCACGAATAGCTGCCCGGCCAGGATGCTGCCGCCCGACATCATCACCGACAGGCCCGACAGCTCTGCCGCCGTGTTGGCGTCGGTCGCGCGGGTCAGGATATAGGGCGCGCCCGAGCCGCCCAGCTGGGTGACGACATAGAGGCCATTGTGGGCGGCCGACGCTTCGTTCTTGACCAGCAGGCGGGCGCCGTTCGCCAGGGTCACGCCGTCCTGAGCCGGCAAGGCGCCATTGGCGGTCGCGGTCAGGGTGGCGCCGACGCCGGCGGTTCCGTTGGCGTAGGTGTTCGACGGCAGGGCGGCCGTCGTGGCGGCCAGGACCGGGCCGCCGGCGGCCAGGTGCAGGGTCGAGGAGATGGCGGCCACTTCGCCCTGCACGGCCGTGATCTGGGCCTGCAGGCTGGTCAGGGTCGGCCCGATCGCGGCCACCTGGGCGGCGAGGCTCACGAGCGTGAGCACCGACACCCGGGTCCAATAGCCCTCGCCGTTGCCCACGCCGGTCTTGGCCCAGGTGCCGATATTGGCCGCCGTGGAGTCGGCGAACACGCTGGCGACGGTGAACTCGGGAAAGCCGGTGATGCCCGGCAGGATCGCGCCGGTGTCGGCGGCATAGAGATCCGCCAGGGTATTGAAGCCGAAATTGCCCCAGCCGCCGAAGGGCGTCAGGGTGAAACAGCCGATCGCCGTCAGCCCGGCCTGGTCGGCGGCGGAATCGTTGACGATCTTCACCAGGCCATAGGCGTCGGACACATAGGCCGCGCCGGATGGCATCGCCCCGAGATTGAGCCCCGGGGCGGGCGCCAGCATCAAGATCATGGCGAGCCCCTAGCCCAGATACCAGTTGCTGTTGTCGGCCCACACGGGCGCGCCATGGGTCCCGCCGCCGGCGACGATGTTGCCGACGGTGCTCGGCGACAGGGCGACGGTGGAATCGGTGACGAAGCCGCGCAGGCCCGCCACCGGCGTCGGCAGGGCCGAGACCGCGCACGGCGGCGCGACGTGGGCCTGGAAATAGCCGGCGGCATAGGTCTCGGCCGCCGCCTGGGCCGCCCCCGCGGCGGCAGCGGCGGACCCGGCGGGGTCGTAGGCGCCGGCCCCGGTGGTGGCGTTCTGTCCCGTGCTGGGCGCCGAGGCCCCCACGGCGTTATTGGCCACCAGGTAGTAGGTATATTCGGTCGAGGCGGCGACGCCGGTGTCGATATAGCCCAGGGTCAGGCCCTGCCAGATCTGGACGGCCGACGAAAACGGCGCGCTGGCGCCGGTCGCGCGCCGCAGGCTGTAGCTGGTGACATTGTCGGTCGCCGGATTGGCGCTCCAGACGAGTTGGACCTCCCCGGGCGCGCCGGTCGCGGTCAGGCCGGACGGCTGGGTCGGCACGCCGGCCGTCCCCGCGCCATAGCCGACGCCGGTCGGGACATAGGCGTATTCCTGGACCGTCGAGAGATCCTCGGTGGCGTTGCCGAAGGCGTTGAACGAGGCCAGCTTCAGATAGATCGTCTGGCCCACATATTGCGCCGGCAGGTCGTAGGCGAGGGTGGTCGCGGTCTCGCCCAGGGTATCGATCACCGTGAACTGAGCGCCGATCGCGTGGGCGGCCGGGGCGGTCCCATAGGCGCCGCGCCGCAGATAGGTGAGGTTGGCGGTATAGGTCCCTGTCGCGGTCACATCGCCGAAGGCCAGCAGCTCGCCGGGGGTCAGGGTGGCGATCCCGCCGCTGACGGTGGGCTGGGCCGCCACGAGGGCGAGCGAGCGCAGGGCGTCGGCGTCGGCCGTGGTGACCGCGACCGGGGTGGTCAGGCTCTCGGTGCAGTCCACGGCCAGGGTGTCGGTCGTGTCGGGGTCGGCGTGGCTGGCCAGGACGGCCGTCAGGGTCCCCTGCGGCGCCGGAGCGGCGATCGTGCCGATCTGGCTGTAGCTGGTCCCGTCGAAGGAGATGTTGACGACGCAGCCGCCCCAGTTGGCGCCGCCGCTGGCCGCGATCAGCAGCTTGGGCGTGGCGCTGAAATCGCTGTTGGGCTCGGCCACGGCAGGGGTGTTGACCGGGCCGGGATCGATGAATTCGTTGGGATAGGTCGGGATATTGGCGACGACGCTGGCCGAGGGCGCCACATAGGTCCCGATGTTGCCGGGGAATTCCTCGGCCGTGAATTCCAGCTGGCGCTTGTCGTTGCGCTTGACGGTCGTCACCCGCACCCGGACCTGGTTCAGGCCGATGTTGGGCTCGGTCAGTGTCAGGATCGTGCCCGGCAGGACGAGCACATAGCGGAAACTGGTCTTGAAGCTGTAGCTGTTGCGAATATAGGCCGCGCGCTTGCCCAGCAGCTGCTTGAGGATATTGCCGACGATCGGATCGCAGACCTCGTCGGCCTGGATATTCTCGTTGTCGCGCAGGCCATAGAGACCGACGAGGGAGTCGTCCTTGTATTCCAGCGGATTGGAGGTGTAGCCGATGGTCCGGTCGGTGATGTTGACGATGGTGCGGTTGGCGCAGTCGGCCGGGTCCTTGCGCGACACCTTGACCGGCGGCTCGCCGCTCTCGAACACGAAATCGTTGAGGGTCAGGTTGTAGGCGACGTCGGTCTGCGGCGTGTAGGTCGCGCCATTGGCGCTGAGGGCGGCATCGCCGAGCGGGACGAACTGCAGGTCAGCCCCCGACCAATAGATCCAGCTGTTGGACAGCTGCGCCCAGCGGTCGAGGACCGAATTGGCCTTTTCCAGGCTGGTCAGCAGCGGGGAATGAAACAGCCCCTGGGCCTGAAGATAGGCCGCATATTGGCTCATGTCGCCGAGGTCGGCCGCCGCCATCAGGGCGCCGTACTGGACGTTGGTCAGAAGGTCGCGGATGCAGTCGGATAGCAGCACATCGATGGCGCTGGCCTGGTCGTGGCTGTTGGGGTCGATCCAGCCCGGCGTGGTGTGGGTATAGGCGAAGCCGTTGGCGCGGACGCATTCGAAGGCGTTGTCCGGGATGGTGGCGCTCTCGCCGAGGTCCTGGTTGGGGCAGCCGAGATAGGCGGTGAGCGCATAGGCGCGGGCCTGGTCGGGATAGTTCGATTCCATCCACGACCAGGGCGCCTGGCTGGCCGTGCCCAAGAACAGCGTCATGTTGAGCTGGCTGAGCGAGCTGGTGGTGGTGGTCGAGCCCGCCGCCCAGGCCCGGGCCACGCTGTCGAGCGGCCCTTCGCACAGCGCCAGGATGGTGGCGGCCGTGTAGTCATAGGCCTGCTGGGCCTTGGCCCCGCCGCCCTTGCCCTTACCGTTGACGGGATGGTGCTTGAAATCCCCGTACCAGATGGCGTTGGTCGAGAGCCGCCGCTGACCCCAGAAGATCACCACCGGCAGGTCCATGAGGGACGAGCCGACATTGAGCGAGTCGTAGCGGATCGGCGTCGGCGGCTGGGGGCCTTGGTGGAACAAACTCATTTTTTTGCGCTACCGGCCTTCGGCCTGCTTGAGCGGGTCTTTGGGCGCTGGGGGCCACAGGGTGAAGGCCCGCATCGGCCGGTCGATGTTCTGGCCGCGCCAGGTGATGGTGGAGAGCAGCGGCTCATCGAGCGCGCTGACCACGACGCCCTTCGCGGCGGCATAGGCGTGGCAGACCTCGAGGCTGTTGATCAGCACCGCGCCGTGGGCGTAGGTGCGGCCGAACCGCCAGACCAGCACGTCGCCCGGCTTGGCCTGGCCGCAAGCGATCTCATGCGCGCCCAGAAGGGTCAGGCAGTCCAGGAACCGCTCCTCGTTGCGGTGCTGAAACCAGCGCGGGGGATAGGGGCGCGGATCGAAGTCGCCGATGATCCCCGTGACCCGATAGGTCCCGACCAGGGTCATGGCGCAATCCACCGCCCCGCCCGGCCCCTTGACGAAGCCGCAGTCGGCAAACGGCGTGCCGATCCAGCTCAGGATCTCGACGATCGCCGCGGCCCGCTCGGCCGCCTCCTTGGCCGTGGCGCAGACGTGGCGCTCGACGGCGCCCCCGCGATGCACGACGACCACCTCGGCCCCCTCGGCCCGGGTGTCCTGATGGCGATAGGCGTGGCCCATGGATGCTCCCGCGCCCGCGCGGGCCGCAGCTAGTCTTTTTCGGCTTTGCTGACCTTCGGCGGCGCCCACGCGATGCCGAGGGCGGCGTAGATCGCCTTGCGGACCGCTTCCGACCGATTGACGCCCTGCCCTTCGGCCCAGGCGTCCAGCTTCGCGATCACGTCTTGAGGAAGGCGCACCCCGACGAGCGGGTCCGTCCCGGTTGCGGGACGCCCGCGCTTTTTCCGTTTAACGGTAATTGACAGCGGCACGATTTACGTTTAACAGAATTGGGCGGCCCGACAAGGTGCTAGCACACCGAGCCGGGCCTAACTCAAACCACGGAGTCCCGTCCATGGCCCAAGCTAATAGTCGCACTACCACAAACGTTGTGCGCCTGCCGACTGCGGCCTCAACGCCGCCGATTAGGCCGCCGTACTGGCGAGGTCGCGCCGCCATTGATCACGGCGAAGTCGCAGATGCGCTTCCTCGCATCCACGCCCGGCGCGATGCCACGCCTGGTGTGCAGCGATCAGGCGAGAAGATTTGGGTCGAGATCGACTCGGGGCTCTGGCGGACGATCCTGACTCTGGGCCGACTCTGAGGCCGCCGCTTCCGCCGCGCGCTTGCGCGCCCACCACGCGCGTCTTGCCTCCGCCATCCTGGCTTTGGTCTCCCCGGCTTTTGGAATGCCTTTGGTCGCAAAACCGCCTTTTCGAGCAGCTTCGCGCCGAACTTCAGGATCGCGCCGCATCTGGCCCGCGCTAACTTTTGTTGCCAATTCGGCACGGTCGTGAGCGTCCATCTTGGCCCACCAGTTCAACCGGGATTTTCGTACAGCCTCCCGGCGATTGCGGCGATTTGCCGGGTCCCGAAAGCCCTGGCCGGTCGAGATATGCCCAGGCGCGAAATGATTGGCAGCGACTTTCGCCGCCCCTTCCGGACTCCAGTTACGAGCCTGTCCCTTCTGGGACATGGAAATTTTCGCCGCGTGGGCGCGGGCCTTGGGGACGCCACGCTTTTTCGCAGAAAGCTTCGCGCGCGTTTGATCGCTCAACCCCTCGCCGCCGTTTCGTCCGGCGGTCTTGTTGAGCAGCGCACAGCCAAGGTTCCGATGATGCGCGATCCAGTAGTGCTCGCGGTCTCGCCAATTCGATCCGCACTCTTCGAGCGCCAGAACATCAATGTCTTTTCCGAAGCGCTTGCGGTGATCCTTGATCCGAAGCGGCATATTCTGGCTGGCGCCGACGTAGAAAACCTCGCCTAGGCGGGCTAATGCATAGATCGTCCACGTCTTCGACATGCCGTTACCAGCTGGAATTCGGGGGCGGTACGAACTCAAATCCACGGTAATGCTGAGTATTGCCCCTGTCGGCGCAACTCTGCCCCGAACCACTATTGAAAGTCTTATCACATCCTTCGAACGCCGTGAACGCATCCCCGGCCGCCGGGGCCTGATACAGCGGATAGGCCAGGGTCAGGCCTTCGCTGTCGGCGGCGAGGACGGTGCGGCGCGACCCCGAGGCGGCGCCACTGGTAAAGGCGACCCAGCCGCCGGCGTAGAGCACCGGATCGCCCGGCGCGCTGGCCCAGGGGATGAAGGTCGACGTCGGCGCGGGCGAGGACCCGACCGCGAAGGCGGCGGTGAAGGCCGCGCGGTTCAGGGTGCATCCGGCGTCGCAGAAGCTGTGGTTGCAGCCGATCTGATAGAGGTTGCGCGGCACGTTCTGAGCCAGGTCGTTGACCTTGCTGTTGACCGTGAGGCTGGCCTCGGCGCCCGTCAGGTCGATGGCGCCGACCTTGCCGCCGAACACGGGCAGCGGGCCGAGCGCGCCCGCGTCGCCCGGCGTGGTCATATAGGCCTCGGAGATCAGCACGCTGGCGCCGTCGAACAGGCCGTTGTGGATCTGGGTCTTGAGGTTGGCGCCGCCGTTGAAGGCGCCGTTCAGCGCCGCCATGGTGATGGTGCTGGTGGTCACCTCCAGGGTGTTGGTCACGCTCCAGCCCGAACAGGACAGCCAGGGATCGCGCGAGGCATAGGTGACGCCCTCGGCGACCAGGTCGCGATCCCAGGACGTCCAGTGATATTGGGTAACGCCGTCCGCCAGGGTGAACACGAACAGGTCCGCCGCCCACAGCGGGCCGCCGTCGGCCAGGGCCGCCGCCAGGGCCGGGGAGCAGGCGCGCAACAGGGCGCTCATGCGCCCGCCCGGCAGCTATGCAAGACGATCTTGCTGAGCGACCACAGACTATCCATGAACTTCTCGAAGGTGTTGCTGTTGGCGGATAGCTTGCAATAGTAGAAATAGTGCATGTCCAGGCAGATGGCCGCGCCGGCGGCGGGCGCCGTCTCGAACGCGATGGTGTTCACGCAGGGCGTGGCCGTGGAGATCGTGTAAAGACTGGGCGCGACCGGCGTGGTGGACGTTCCCAGGTAGACGTTGAGCGGCGCGGCCGTGTCGACCTGGCCCACGGCCTCGGTCCCGAAGAAGCCGTTGGCGCCGAAGGTGCGCGTGATCGTGAAAACCGTCGTGACGCCGTCGCCCGTGGCGATCTGATTTCTGAAGGTCTTGGCGTCGTTGGGGTTGCGATACAGGAACCGGCCCCGCGTGCCGCCGATCGCCAGGTGGAAGCCCATCAGGGTCTCAAATTCGATCTGGGCCAGCAGCGACGGGCCGGCGCGCGGCCCCTGGCGCAGGAAGGCGTAGGTCAGCTCGAAGTCGTGCAGCGGATCCTGGGCCAGGCCCAGATCGATGTCGGCGCCGCTGGCCGTGGTCACCGTGTCCATGTTGACGAAGTTTGGCGACCATTTGGAATTATAGGTCAGACCAGGCAACAGGTCCGGGCCCGGATAGACCGGCAAGGTCATGGCGGCGCTCCAGACCCCCTTCCCCCTCTGATGGGGGAAGGGTCGGGGATGGGGGTGAGGTCTCAGCCGTGACGCGGTGTCAGATTTGCCGCCGAATGCCTTGGCCGCATCGATGCGGAACGGTCACCCCCATCCCCAGCCCTTCCCCCATCAAGGGGGAAGGGCGTTAGGCCAATTTCAGGGATCCCCGGCGGATACCCGTCTGAACCAGAGCCATCAGGTCGGAGGCGTGGTTGTGGAGGTCCTGTTTGAAGGATCGGCCGCTGGGCATCAGCTGGGGCGCGTAGTTGATGTGGTTGTGGGTGTCGCCGCCCTTGGCGCCGCCGCCGGCGACGGCCGACATCAGCGCGCGGTTGTCGGCGGCGGGGATGATTCGTTCGCCGGCGTGGATCTGGGCCATCATGTCGGCCGGGACGTCGTTGGTGCCCACGGCCAGGCTGGCGACGGTGCCGAAGGCCATGGCGGCCGCCGACATCGATGCGCCGAACGCCGGCGCGGTCATGTCGAGCGGCCAGGGCGCGCCGGCCATGGAGGCGACGCCCGCGGCCCCGGCGATGCCGGCATAGGAGGCGACCTGGGCGTCGCCCGTCGCGCTCTGGGCGGCCTTGCCCGTGATCATGCTGACGATCCAGGCCTCGACCATCTTTTCGATGGCCTGGATGACCAGCTCCAGCCCTTGCTCGCCGATCTTGACGATGGCCTGCTGCCAGGTCTCGGTGCCCTCGATCAGACCCTTGAACTGGGTTCCCACGCTCGACACCATCGGGTCGATGGTGGAATGCCAGGCCTGGGCGATCTTCTGCTGGTCGGCGATCTGTTCGTTGGCGGCCTTGTTGGCCAGCACCTTCTGCTGATTGGCCCAGTCGAGGTCGGCGAGCTTCTTCTGGGCCACGGCCTTGTTGTAGGCGTCGGAGTCCTTGGCGTAGCCGGCGATTTCCTGATCGAGGATCTCGTCCTTCTTGGCCTGGATGGCCTGTTCGTCGGCCATTTCCTGGGCCGCCAGCTGCTGATGCACCGCCGCGATCTGGGCCGCGGCCTTCACCTCGCCCAGCACCGGGTCGTATTTGGCGCCGGACTGGATGGTCCCCTCGGCCGTGCGGGCGTTGGCCTCGCGGATCGCCTTCTGGGCGTCCAGGTTGGACTTCAGCTCGGCCAGGGCCTCCTGCGCGCCCTCGCGCGCGTCCTGGGCCATCTGCTTCTGGTGCGCGCGCTCGGCCGCCTCCATCTCGCGGTGCGCGGCTTTGTATTCGGCGCTTTCCTCGGTCAGCACGCCGGCGATGTAGTCGAGCCTGGTCTTCCAGTCGGCCTGCTCTCTGGCCCAATCGTCCTTGTCGGCCTCCATCTGGTCGGCCAGCGTGGCCAGGTGCGCGTCATAAGCCTGGTGCGCCAGGGTCTTGCTCAGGTCGTAGATCTTGGACTGAACCGCCAGCCATTCCTTGGAGCCGGACGCCGTCAGGGCGACCTTGGCATTCCAGAAGGCCAACTCGTCGGCCGTGGAATCCTTGAAATACGCTTTCTCCGCGATCTGCTTGGCGTGAAGCTGCTCTTCCCACTCAGAGATATCGCCGGGCGGCTTGGCGGGCTTCTTGTCGTCGCCCGGGTCCATCTTGCGCATCAGCGCCTGGTCGTACTTGGCGGCATGAGCCTGATAGTCGAGCGCCTCCTTGTCGTTAGGGTTGGCCCTCAGCCGCTTGGCCATTTCCGTCTGCAGTGCGGTCACCGCCTCACGCGCGGCGTCGGCGGAGCTACGCAGAGAGAGCATCGTCTTGTGCGACGCGTCGAAGGCGTCGATGGCTTGCTGCTGGGTGCGCGAGTCTTCCGCCGACGCCTCAGCGGCTTTCTTGTCCGCATCCGCCTTGGCTTGAAGGGCGGCACGCTGCTGCTCGAGCTCTCGGAGCAACACGGGGGTGTTGCGCATCAGCGGGCGGCCACCCTGCTGGCCCTTCTGGATTGCCGCGATGCTGGCGTTCGCTGCGGCCAGCTGGTCGGCGGCCGTCGGCCCCTGGTTCAGGCGCTTCAAGGCCTCCCAAACATCGTTGATCGCTGTCCCGAGGCCATGGAAGGCGCCGGCGGCCGGTCCCAGGTGCACCGTCTGATCCGCAATCCAGTGCGTCAGATCCTTGGTGAGCTCCGCCAAGGCGCCGGTCCTGTCGCCCTCGGCCTCAAGCTGCTGGATATGTTCGAGTTGCGCCGGCGTGACGGCGCCGTGATAGGTTCGGGAGAATTCCTCAGCATAGCGCGCGGGGCCATCCGCCATCTTGACGAAATCGCCAAGAACATCCTTGGCGGACTTGCCGGACAGCTGAGCGAACTTCAGCGCGTCCTGGCCAAGCTGTTCCATTTCGTCGCCAGTGAAGCGGCCGGATTTGGCCAGCTCCAGCAGCGCGGACCGAGCACTGCCGACACCGGCGTTCGAGGCGGCGGCGACACGCCGGGCCATATCTTCGTATTCTTGAGCGGTAAGGCCGGCATAGTTTCCGGTCAGCTCGATGGCGTTCTTGAACTTCGCCACATCGTCGGCCGCGCTGACCGCCGCGGCTTCCACCAGCGCAAACGGGGCCACGAGGGCGGCGATGGCCACCCCGGCCATCAGCACCGCCGGCGTCAGCAGCCCCATCCGCTGAGCCAGGATAGTGGCCGATCCGGCCATCTTGGTGAGGTTCCCGCGCGAGGCCTCGCGTCCCAGAACAAGAAACTCGCGCGTGATCCCGGCCGTGCCGGTGTGCAGGCTCTCCACGGCCGCGGTGGCCACCTTGGCCTCCGCCGTCACCGCGCCGAGCCCGGCGGCCGCGCCGCTGGCGGACACCTTTTTCAGCTCCGATGTGAGGCCCGCCACCTTGGTCTGAGCCGTCTGCACGGCGGCGCCGGCCTTCAGCAATTCCGGGGTCATCTCGCCGGTCAGGCCGCCGGAATTGGCGGTCTTGGCCAGGTCATTCAGATCCTTCTGAAGCGTCTTAAGCTCGGCCGAGGCGATGGCGCGCTTGGCCTGGAGGCCCGCGACGTCGGCCGTGATGCTGACCGCGATATTGTTGCCCACAGCTTACTCCGTCACGTCCGGCTATGTACATTCCACGGGCCACTCTCGACGGCGGCCGTCTTCCGTGATCCGGTGACCGAACCCTGGGGAGGATACGGACGTGCTGTTCAATCGACATTCAGCCGGCGCTCGCGCGAGCGCCGCCATGGCGCCGAGGGCGGTCTTGCTCCTGCTCGCGATGATGGCTGCCCTGTCGCCAGCTATCAGTCGCGCCGAGACCCTGACCAACGAGGCCGTGGTGTCGCTCGTCCACGCCGGTCTCGGATCGGCCACGATCGTCGCCAAAATTCAGGCCTCGGCGAACACCTTCGATACCTCGACGGCCCAGCTGGTCGCCCTGAAGGGCCAAGGCGTTCCAGATTCCGTCATTGCGGCGATGCTGAGCGCGTCGGCCAGTGCGGGGGTCCAGTCGAACGCGATCGGGGCGAGCAATTCCGCCGACCCGAACGCCCCGCATGCGTCCGGCATCTATCTGCTGGTCGACTCGCCTGATGCGCCGCGCATGGCGCGGATCGATCCGACCACGGGAAATCAGTCAAAGACGTCTGGCGTCCTGGCCTATGCCTTCACCTATGGCATCGTGCCTGTAAAAATGAAGACGGTCATTCCCAACCCCTCGGCCAGGGTGAAGAGCCCCAACGGCCGCCCGACCTTCTATTTCTACTTCAACCAGACGCAAACAGAGCTTTCCGGCAATCAGTACGTCGGCCCCCTGCTCCGCGGCGCTGTGACATCGCCCAACGAGTTCAGCCTGGTCCGCTTCGAGGTGAACAATGGCCAACGCGAGGTCGTGCTGGGCCAATTCAACATCACAGGCATGAAATCCGGCGTTATGGATAAGGCCCGGGTGAACTTCACCTATTCCGACGTAGCGCCTGGCGTTTTCAAAGTGACCCCCGACGACGATTTACCGCCCGGCCAATATGGCTTCGTCTACTCAAGCGGCGGCGCCGGATATGGCGCGCTCACGGGCGGCCGGATTTTCGACTTCGCCGTTGGGCCGTAAATCCGGGCGCGAATGAAGCGACCTACTCCGTCACATCCGGCAGGCCGCTGTCCCAGACCTCGGCCTCTTCGTCGTCCGGCGCGCCGTCGGGCCCGGGGCGCGACGGCGGCGACCACCATTTCTGGGCGGCGAAGTAGAGGGCGATCAGGCGGTCGGTCGGGGGCTGCTCGGCCAGCTGCTGCTGCATCTCGGCGTGCAGCGCCCAGGTGAGGTTGGCCCACCAGTAGTCGCGGGTGTTGCCGAAATACCGACAGGCGTTCAGCACCACGCCTTCCCAATTAAGATCTGGCCAGTTGATCTCGGGGACTAGGCCGCCCCGCCGCCCTCCCCCGGCTCGTCGCCTCCCCGGCGGGCGACGAACAGACCCGACTGTCGGCGCACGGTCAGCCAGGCCATGCGCCGCTCGGCCTCGGTCATGGGCCAGGCGTCGAAGTCCGCCCGCGTCAGGGTCGGGTGGGCGGCCACGAGGCCGGCGTGCAGCACGCCCATCACCAGGCGGTCGAAGTCGTCGTTGTCGAGGTCGTCGAACACCCGGTCCATGACCACCATGTGCCGCAGGCCCCGGGCGGCCTCGGTCTCGTCCGGCGGGGCGCGCGACGCCGCGATGGCGTCGTTGAGGCGCCCAGACAGCTCGAGCAGCTCGCGCCGGCATTTGCGCAGGTCGCGCCAGACCAGCTCGGGAATCGGCCAGGCCTGGCCGGCCAGGTTGACGGTCGGGGTGGTCGCCAGGTCGAAGGCGGCGGGCTGGATCATGAATAGGCCTCGGTCATGCGGTGCTTGGCGCCGTCGATCATCTCGGGATGGTCCAGGGCCTGGACCGTGATCCTGCCGAGGATCAGCTCGGTGGACAGGTCGAGGTCGCCCATGCGCGCGAGCACGGCGAGCAGGGCGCGGCGGTTCCAGCGGACGTCGACCACGGTGTCGCAGGCGATCGGCGGCTGGCGGCGGAGCACCAGGTGCTGGACGATCTTGCGGCCCACGAACCGCAGCTCGCGCTCCACCTCATATTGCGACAGGCGCAGGTCGGTCATGACCCGCGGCGTGGGCACGCCATTGGCGATGTTCTGGAACACCAGCCGGCGCAGCTGGCCCCGGGCGCGAAGGTCGTCTTGAGACAT